GGCTGCCGATCTACGGGGTGATCTATTGGGCGCCGAGACTGATGTGAGGTGGCTGTCGCCGCTGCCGCTGTGGACCGGCATCCTCGCCGGCCCGGTGGCGTGGCAGGTGCAAGGCGCGCCGACGTTCACCACGCCGGCGCTCACCGCCGCCGCCGCCGGTACTGCCGACGAGGGGTGACCGCGTGGGCCGCGCCGCGATCGAACTGCGACAGGTCGCCGCCGACGTCGCCAAGATTCCCGACGCCGGCCTGTTCGCCGCGGCCAAGCTCGTCAAGCGTGTCGCCGACGACGCCGCACGCGCCACCGTGTCCGGTGGCGACATGTCCGGCAAGCATCGACGCCCGATCAAGCTGCGCGCCCGCGACAAGTCGATACGCCCGATCGACCACGGCCGGGCGATCCTGATCACCGGTGTCCCCGCCGGCCCGTGGGTCTGGGTCACTAGCGGAACCGCGCCGCACACGATCCGGCGCCGCAAACGTGGACCGATGCGCAAGATGACCGTGCATCACCCGGGCACCCGCGGCCGTGACGCGTGGACGATCGTCATCGACCGTTCGACCGAGCTCGTGCCGCTCATCTTCCGCGACCTAGTGGACAGAGCGATCTGATGGCCGGCAACGATCCGAAAATTCAGATCGACATCACGGCCCGCGACGAGGCCACCGACAAGCTCGAGGACGTCGCCGCCACCGTCGACAAGCTCGAGGAAGCATCCCCCGAGGTCACCGTCGGCGCCGACACGTCGGCGGCCGAAACCGGGCTACGCGACGTCGCCGACGCCGCCGGCCGCCTGTCGCACGACGACACCGAACTCGTCATCAAAGCTCAGATCGATCAGGCCAAAGGGCAACTGAAAGAACTGCAGAGCCAACTCGAGGCGACCGGCGACAAGGCGATCGACACCTCCGAGAAACTCGACAAGGTCGACGGTGGCGGTGGCTCCGGTTTGCGCGGTAACGCGATCGCCGATCTGACCGGCCCGCTCGGCGACGCCAGTGGCGCGGCGTCCGATTTCGCCGGTGTGTTCGACGGGCTCGGCGACGCCGCAGAGGCGGCCGCCGGCAAGCTCGGATTGTCGGAGGACATCGCCGGCAAGCTCGGCTCGGCGCTCGGCGGTCTAGGTGTCGCGGTCGCGGCCGGCGCGGCGATCTGGACGCTCTGGTCGCAGCACGCCGAGGCCGCCCGCAAGAAGGCCCGCGAACTCGCCGAGGCTCAAGCCGCGGTCGGTGAGGCGATCCGCGACGGCAACCGCGAGGCCGCTCTCTCCAACTTCCACAAGGCCTACGACGAGGCGATCGCCGCGGCCGAAAAATTCGGGCTCAAACAGCAAGACGTCATCGGCTTCATCACCGGCGAAACCGAGGCGCTGCCCGGGCTCACCGACAAGTACAACGAACTGAAAACGGCACGCGACAACACCGCCGACCCGCGCATGCGCGGCCTCGCCGACGAACGAATCAAAGCATTCGAGGACGAAACAGCGGCGCTCGAAACCAACCGGCAGAAGTACAAAGACTCGACAGCGGCCGCCGGCGACAAGAAGGACGCCGAAGACAAGCTGGCCCGCCAGCTCGGCTTCACCGAGGACGCACAGAAGGACACGACCAAGGCCGTCGGCGACAGTGTGGCCAAGCTCGACGCCGCCAAACAATCGACACTCGATCTCGAGGACGGCTACCGCCGGCTACAGGACCGGTTGTCGACCACGAGGGCGATCGAGGACTTCCAAACAGCGATGCAAGAGGCGCAGACCGCGATCCACGACAAGAGCGAAGACACAAAGGTCGATCTGCGCGGTGTCGAGGACGCGATCATCGCCGCCGGTGAGGCCGCCAAGCTCAACCCGATCGACGTGCAGACCGCGATCCAAAAAGCCGACCAGGGCGACATCGACGGCGCCTACCTGTTCCTGCAACAGAAGATCAACGAAAAAGGCCCGCTGACGGTACCGGTCACACTGCACGCGACGATCCCCAAACTGGTGATCGCCGGGCGCGGTGGCACACAGATGGTGATCGAACTCGACCCGACGAAAGCGGCCGCGCCGCCGCCGGCCGCCGCCGCGCCGTCTCACGTGACAATCAACATGCCCGCCGGTTCACGCGGCGTCGACGTCGTGCGCCAGGTCGCCGGCCAGGCCCGCCGATCAGGTCGCCGATTCGGTGCGCCGGTGGTCAGTTATGCGCGTCGCTGACCGGCCGATCCCGACGTCGATCACGCTCGACCCGGGCGCGCTCGCCGATTGGCCGGTGCGCCCGGTGATCGCGCTCGAGCAGACCGCGTTGCCGCCGTATGTGTGGGAGGACGGCACCGTGTGGGACGCCGCCGGCAAAGTGTGGGATGCGCCGTCGATCCTGCCGACGTGGACCGATGCGACATGCGCGTTCACCGGTTGCCAGATCGAATACGACGCACCCGACGACAAGGACGTTTTCCCCGCGGCGCGGGCACTGGTGCAGCTCGACAACACGTCCGGCAAGTGGGCGCGGTACAACGTCGACGGCACACCGTCGGACTACGGCGCCGGGCGACTGATGTGGATATGGGCACGCTCGGCAACCGATCAGTGGTGGCTGTTCGCCGGGCGGATCGCCCGCTACGACGAACGCGCCGACAACACGATCGAGATCGAGGCATTCGACTCGTTCAGCGATCTGGCGCAACCGGTCGCCAGCTACACGCCCGGCGTCGCCGGCGACCTACCGGGCGCCCGGTTGGCAGCGATCGCCGCCGCGGCCGCCGTCCCCGGGCTACGGACCCGGTTCGCCGCCGGCACCGTCCACCTCACCGCCCAGGCAACCGACGCCGCGCCGCTCGAGGAGATGGAAACCGTGGCCGCGTCCGACGGTGGTCTGCTGTACGGCGACGCCGACGGCACCGTGGTGAGTACCGATCGCCTGTGGCGTGTCGGGCGTTCCGATCAGACCGCCGTGCCCGTCGTCAGTACCAACGTGTGTACGGCGCCGATCGTGCTCACCGACCCGGTGCTGTCCAGTGCCGACGGCACGCTGGCCGGTGTCGCCATCCTCGAGAACATCGCCAAGCTGCGCGCCACCGCGACCGCCGGCACCGGACCCGGCCACTACGTGTACTCGGCGACCGAGCAACAGTGGACGAACCAGGCCGAGGGCGACACCCTCGCGGCGTGGATCGTGTCGCAACAGTGGCAACCGCGGATCGCGCTCGACACCGCCGACGTGTACCTACGCGACCCTGCGCACCCCGCCTATATCGCCGCCGTCGATTGGCGTCGCTGCGACCGGCTCCGGCTGTTGCACGACTCGCGCACGCCACAAGGCACGGTGCGCGTCGACGTCACCGCGTTGATCATCGCTCTGTCGCACGAGATCACGCCCGACGGGTGGGTGCTGACCGTCGGCACCGGCCGGGCGTTCACGTACACGGCGCTCGCATATTGGAACCAGACCACGTTGACGTGGGACGACCCCGCCGCCGTGTGGGGATACTGACAGGAGCGCCGCCATGACCACGATCGCCGACCTAGACGCCCGACTGCTCGAGCTCGAGCAACTCCTACTGGCCGCCCCGGCGCCGCTGGCCGCCAACCCGCCGGTGCAGATCGGCGAGCTGACCGATGTGCCGGCGCCCGGTTCGCCGATCCTGTCGGCGTGGTCGCAAGAGGTCACGGCGCGGATCAATCACCGGTTCGCCAGCACCGCGGCGCGAACCACCGCGTGGTCGGCACCGAACCCGGTACCGGTCAAAGGGACGATGAGCTACCTGGCGACGAACAACCCGACCGAGGGCCCCGAGTACTGGGATGGGGTGGCGTGGCGCAAACCGTGGAATCTGCCATGGGGCGCGCTCGGCGTGGCGTCGGTGGCCGTCGCCCAATCCGGCTACGACTCGGTAGTCCGCGATATCAACACGCTCGCCGTGACCGTGGCGACCACGCCCGGGCGTGTGTTGCGCGCCGTGCTGTACGTCCCGTTCACCACGACCGTCAACTCGTTCGGGCAGTTCTACATCACGCTCGGCGACAACACGATCTTGCAGAGCTCGGCGACGTCGACGTTCGGTGTGTCGGCGTATGGTCACCTGTTCGCCGTGTACAACACCGGCGTGGCCAGCGTGACGATCAAGGGCCGGGTGAACACCGGCGCCGGCGCCAACCTGACGGTGGCCGGCTCGAGCACGTCGCCGGCGCTGCTCGTCGTCGAGGACGTCGGCCCGGCCGCCGGCAACGCGCCGTCATGACCTGGGAACGGTTCGGCGACACCGAGCTCGCCGACGCGTTCGACGCCGCCGACCGGCCCGGCCCACGCTCGACGTCGGGCACCGTGTGGCTCACCGACATGGCCGACGTGCTGCGCGCCGCCGGCCTCACCGTCACCGAACAGTCAGGATGGATGACCCGCGCCCGCTCGTCCGGTGGCTACGCGCCCGGCAAGCCTTGGTGCATCATGTGGCACCACGCCGCCAGCGCACCGAACTCGAGCGCGGAAGCGGTCGCCGACTACGCGAGCTACGGTTCCGACGTCGCCCCGGTGTGCAACCTCGTGCTCGGCCGGGACGGCGCCGTAATCGTGTGCGCGGCCGGGGCGACGAACACGAACGGCACCGGCGGCCCGTTCACCGTGTCGCGTGGCGTGGTCCCGGTCGATCAGATGAACACCCACGCGATCGGGATCGAGGCCGTCAACACCGGTGTCGGCGAACCGTGGCCGCAAGCACAGATCGACGCCTACTTCACGATCAACAACGCGCTCGCCGCCGCGTACGGGCTCGACCCCGGCGACTGCTGCACGCACTACGCGTGGACACCCGGCCGAAAGATCGACCCGGCCACCGCGGCCGCCGTGCAGGGACCGTGGCGGCCGGCGTCGATCAACAGCTCAGGGACGTGGGCGCTCGAGGACGTACAACACGAAGCACGCCGGCGAGCGACCACCGTGCCGCCGCCGGCCGAGGAGGATCACATGTATCTCGCCCATCTCCAAGACGGCACCGTGTGCGTCGTCGGCTCCGCGGTACGCCCGGTGTCCGGCGACGAGATCGCCGCCGGCGGCCCGTTCGCCAAGCTGCCGCACTACTACCCGGACCCCTCGAGCTACTGGCACATGTGGCTCGCCGCCGGCGTCGCCGAGTACGGCTCACGCGTGCAGGTCTGATAGACGTCTATCCGCGGGTCTGCAGACCGACGGAAAATGTGTATTTCACTGTTTCACCAGGTCAGCGCCAGTGGTTCGCGGCGTGTTGACGTCGACGATGATCGCGGCCAGGTCGCCGGCGTCGACCTTCGTGTAGATCGCGGTCGTCGACACGCTGCCGTGACCGAGCAATGTCTGCACCTTGCGGAGGTCGTGGCACTTGCGCAAGGCCTCAGTCGCCGCACGGTGCCGCAACCGGTGCGCCGACCCCGCGGCCCCAGCGCGGCGGAAGTGTGTCGCCAGGCGAACCGATGCCCGCTCCCCCGGCTCACCGTGCACCCGGCCTTGCCACCCGTCCAACACGAACTCGCTCGTGCGTTCGATCCGCTCGAGCGCCGCCAACGTCTCCGCGTTCAACGGCACCACGCGCTCTTTCGAGCCCTTGCCGAGCACCCGCGCCTGGCCGTCGTGGACGTCTTCCCACCGCAACCGGGCGAGCTCGCAACACCGCAACCCGGACACTGCGCCGAGCAGGATCGCGGCCTCAACGCGTGGATCGGCGGCCGGCCCTTCTTGCGCGAACACGAGCGCCAATTGCAGATCGGTCGCGTGGATCGGTCGCGGTAGCCCGGGCACGAGCCGCGGCCGCACCACGCCGGCGGTCGGATCGTGGTCTGTGTATTGACGCGACATCGCCCAGGCATAGAACATGTGTATGTGCGACGTCGCGCAGCACCGCGCCGACGGCTTGCGCTTGATCGCGTCGAGGAACCGTTCGACGTCTTCCGCATCCGCGTCGAATACACCGACGTCGTTCAGCTCGCACCAGCGGAACCACGCCGTCACGAGATAGTGCCTCTGGCGGATCGTCCCGTCCGCGAGACCTCGCCGGCGCAATGCCAACGCGTGCTCGCCCCAGAGCGTCCGAGTATCCATCGTTGGGGGTATCAGCATCTGCGTAGAATACGGCCTATGGCGAAACGAACACCACAAGTTGTGCAGAAACGATGGATAACTATCACCGAAGCGGCCGAGCGCACATCGATGACGCCTGGCTATCTGAGACGATTGATAACGACCGGCCAGCTACCGGCAGGCATCGCGAACAAGCCCGCGGGGATGGGCCACTGGCGGATCGACGTCGAGGCGCTGGACAAGTGGATGAGAAATGGATGTTTCACGGTTCCACCTGGTGACGACGGCGCGATAACCAACGGCGGAAAGGTCGCTGATGGGTCGCCGTCGTGAGCCACGAGGCGCTCGAATGGGTGATGCGCGGCGGCATTGACAGTGGCACCATCCTGCCGAGAATCCTCGA